GGTCAATCTTGGTTATTACATCATCAGGCACAGTAATGGTGATTTTGAAGTCCTACATGCTGAATCTTTCAATGAAATGTACGAATAAGTGGAGTAACTATGCAAGAAGTAAAGCAGAAACCTCAGTGTAATAACTGCAAGTTCTATAGCTCAGGTGTAGCGGAGGTACTACCCTCTGGTACAACTTGGATTTGGGAAGAGTGCCAGAAGTCATGGGGTAAACCTACACCTATTGGTGTACTGAAGAATGTTTGTTCACTTTGGGTTAAAAGCCCAAATAAGGAGTAATTATGCTTACAATTTATCAATTATCGGTAACTGAAGACGAATGGAATGACGCACCTGTTGTACTAGGTCTGTTTACAACATATGAAAAAGCTAGTGAAGCCTGTAGTACTTACGCTGCAGGTTACCCTGACCACGCGCAGTTTTCCATTTACCCTGTCCATGTGTGGTAATAACATGCAACTTAAGCAACAATTAGAGTTCGTGCAGCGCGATATTGAAGAAATGCGTGATAGAATCCGCTACATGCAGAACGAATTAAACGAACTGTACGAACATCGGTATGACCTTGAGCAGCAGCTAGTGCAGCAAGGTGAGATTGATTCGCTTGTGTTTTAATTTAAGGAGATAATTATGGAATTTAGCGTAGTAGCGTACTGGCAGGCAATCGCAGCTAAAGCGGGTGATACTCGCTCGTGGGATCAGCTTCCTTTACATTTGCAGCAACAGGTTATCGCCAGCATCAACATGCTGTTGCAGGTTTTGCACGACCCTAGTAAGCGTTAAGGAGTAGTTATGATAGATGTAACCAACTCCTGCAAACTTTGCGGTAATACTTACCTAGTTACTCGCACGGACGTCTACAAGGACAAACGAGCATTCGTTTACTGTGATTGCTGTGGGGCAATGGCTGATAGTAAAACGTGGCAGTTGACTCAGCAACCTATTGCTGCAGAAGTACCCGACCAAATGCTGTGTAGTTTCTATCAGGTTAGTACATATGCTGACTTGGTACGTGAAATGGAATTGCACATTGCAAGGTTACAAGATAAGTTACCTAAAGGTAATACAATCATTTATCAGAAAGCGAGGGTTGCGTGAATAAATTGGCAGGAGTTACCGTTGTCACAGGTATGCGTTTACCTGCCAGTGCTATGTTAGCCTTAATTGAAAAAGGTGTTGAAGTAATTGAAGTAGAAGACACATCGCCTGAACTTGACTTCGATAATATCATTCCAGAGAATGCTCCTTTGAAGATTGAAGACTACTATGTTCCATCGGGTAAGAAGAAAGCACAATGGAAATCCGAAATAAACGGAAGGAAACATATATGACCAAATATACACAACGATGCACTGCTATGACTGTAGTACCAGAAGACAAACCTCTGTACTCCGAGATGGCTACCGAGGTTAAAATCGTAGATGAAGGCGGTGGCGAATTCATCGAAGTTACGCAGACGCAAAGTGAATGCGGTACAATCAGGATTGACCCGAAGGAATGGCCTGCGATTCGATCTGCTATTAATCGCATGGTTGTAAACACAAGAAAGGATACGCTGTGAAATTAAAACCTAAGTTATTCGTGTGGCAGAACCCTTTGTACTTTAAGTACGGTGGGTTGTACCTGCAGGTCATGGGCAAGCGTTATCGCGTTATTAAGTTTGGGAAATATTAAAATGAGTACCTTGCATAAAACAGAGAAGTGCATCGAATGTAAAGCACCTGCTGAATTTATCCGGTGCACACAATTCGCAGGTGAGCATCCATACTGCAAGTATCACGCAGAGCTTGAAGAGGACTTTATGCGTGATGACGATAGTACTTACTGGGTTAATGTTGAAAGTATAAAGGAGTAACTATGGAGGAAGAAAGGCGATTTTGTGTTTACACATATGAAGATTCTAGTGGTGTATTTTATATAGGACAGGGAAACGAAAAAAGACCCTACATCTTTTCTAAGAGTAGAAGTGAAAGACTAGCTGAACGACTAGAAGCTTCCGATTTTAAAGTAAACATTGTTGAAAAGTCATTGACTAAATCTGAAGCGATTCAATTAGAACATAAACTAATATCTGAGTTTCCAGACAAAAGCGCATTACTGAATATACAAAGAATTCATAATAAATCATATTCAGACTTAACTTTTGACTACTGCAATAAATTCTGGTACATTTCAAATGACTCTCCTAGTGGTATAAAATGGAAAGATTTCGGCAAAGGTGGATCAGTGAAATCCATTCCACATAAAAACGCAGGAGGAGTTAATGACAGAGGTTACTACACTGTTCGACTATTGAGAGTGCAAAATCAGTGCCATAGAATTGTCTGGGTTCTACATAATCAAAGAAATTTAAGTGCAGACCTAGTTGTGAATCATATAGATTCAAACCCTTCTAATAATAACCCTGATAATTTGATAGCTGTAACTCAGAGTCAAAACACCTTCTTGAGAGATGATAAAAACGTAGAAGGTAGAAACTGCACAGGTGTTGTAGGAGTACATAGAACACTCATCGGTTGGTTAGTTAGAGGTAGACTCGATGGTAAAGAGTGGTCAAAGTTGTTCAAGGATTCAGAACATGATAACTCCCTAATACCTGCACTCAAGTACAGGGATGACCAGCAACAAATCAAAGAAAGTCAAAAGTCTCAACTTATCTCAGAAATAAGAGAAAGTGAAGCTCGTCTGCGAGGAATTCGTGATATGATTGATCTTTAAGGAGAACTATGGCAGCTTTTATAAAGCATACAGAATGTAATGCATGCGGGAGTAGTGATGGAAAGGCTCTCTATAATGACGGAAGTTGGCATTGCTTCGTTTGTAGGGATACTTCACCCAGCGAAGACTTCAAGGCAGATAACGGAAAGAAACCTAGTAAGGTTAAATCAATAGTAAAGGAAGATATGGAAGTTAAACCTAGTAATAAACCTGCAATTACGGCAGAGGAAAACGCACGTATTAAATCCGAGACTTCGGCAAGTGGTAAAGATTTTCGAGGTATTCGTGATGACATTTACAAGGTGTTTGGAGTACGCCATGCTTTCTCGGAAGAAACTGGAGAAGTTACGGAGCAGTACTACCCTTGTACACAAGAGGGTCAATTGTCAGGGTATAAGGTACGTGAAGTACCTAAGAACTTTTACAGCAAGGGGCGTACTGGTGCAGACTGTGAGTTGTTTATGCAGTTTAAATTTAACCGTGGTGGTAAGTATCTACTGATTACAGAGGGTGAAGTTGATAGCCTCAGTGCATACCAGATGCTTAAGGATTATGCAACTTCAAAGAACAGCGACTTTGAAACCGCCGTAGTAAGCCCCACTACTGGAGCAGGCAGTAAAAAGCAGATCGCTGCTCAGTACAAGTTCTGTGACAGCTTTGACAATGTAATTCTCTGTTACGACATGGATAAGGCTGGGCAGGAAGCCGCAGAAGAGGTCATTAAGTACCTACCCAAGGGTAAGGTCAAGGTGATGCAGATGCGCCTTAAGGATGCAAATGAGTACTTACAACAAGGAAAACAACGTGAGTTTCTATCGGACTTTTACGATGCAAAATCCTATGTACCCGCAGGAGTAGTTGGCAGTAGCAGTCTGTACAACCAGATGCTTGAAAATGCCGTGGTTGAAAAAGTTCCGTTGCCTCCTTTTATGAAGAAATTCGACAACATGATTGGTTCCATTGAATTGGGCACTATCGGTTTGATAGCAGCAGGAAGTGGCGCGGCTAAGACAACTGTAGCCAATGAGTTATTGTACTTTCTGTTGTTCAATAGTCCACATAAAGTAGGCGTAGTATCCCTTGAGCTTACTTGTGCGCAGTACGGTCAGGCAATGCTTTCACGCCACATTGAAAATAAGATTGCACTTATACGCGATCCACAAGAAAAGCTCAGGTTTCTACAGCAAGAGAAAATCAAAGCCAAAGCTACGGAGCTATTTCTGGATGAAAATGGAAATGATCGTTTTATGCTTATTGACGAGCGAGATGGTAGTGTAGAGGTACTTCAAGATAAGATTGAGGAATTGATTATCTCTTGCGGTTGCAAACTGATTATTTTAGACCCGTTAAGTGACATTTTTGACAGCCTTACTATCGACGAGCAGGCAAAGTTTATGAAGTGGTGCAAGAGTATGATTAAGAACTACAATGTTACGTTCATTATGATTGCGCATATTCGTAAGTCAGGTAATAATAAAGATGCTGCCAGTACAGGAGCATTCATACCGGAGGAAGCAGTTGCAGGAAGCTCGACAAGTTTTAAAAGTGCCTCATGGGTTCTGATGATGATGAGAGATAAGTATAATATCGACCCCGTTATCAGGAATACAACTAAGCTAATCCTCAGTAAGAATCGCGCAGGTGGTGAGACAGGTGATGCCGGTAGTCTGTACTACTGCAACCAGACGCATAAGCTACATGATTTGGACGAGTGGATGGCTGAGAACGGCGGTGAGTTTTAAATAAACAAAAACGGCAGGTACTTTTATGGTACACTGCCGTTTTCTTTTAAGGAGAGTTTATGGAGTTAAACGGATGGTGCTTCGACATTGAAGCAGATAACCTCTACCTGCAGAGCACAAAAATCTGGTACATCGGCTTGAAGTCACTCGATGGTGAGCGCAAGCTACAAGTGTTCCCTTTCCGTGAAGGTAAGGAAGCCTCTAAACGTAAGCTGGAGCAGTGGATTAACTCTTTTGAGGACTCTGCTTCGGTAGTAACTTTTAACGGCTTAGGATACGATCTATGGGCTTTGTGGAAGTTCTTTGGCATTGTCCCGAGGGTTGGTAAAGCAGGTAAGGATTACCTTGGTGATAAGTTGGTGCAGTTCGTGGATGGGTACGTCCTGAGTATGTACTTGAACCCTAATTCGCCAAAGCACTCCTTGGGGTACTTGTCAGGTGAGGACGAGGATGGTAAGATTGACTATAGAGAGAGTCTAATCGAGGCTGGAGCAATGAAGCGGACCGACCCTAAAGGGCACGAGTTCACCTTCTGGCATGACCTTATGATTACGTACTGCGACAGGGACGTGGATACCACATGCAAGGAGGTTAAGAAGCTCTGGCAGCAAGCGCAGGAGATGTACAAGCAATCTTGGCTGCACCCTAGTTTTCGTCAGATGCAGAAGGACTACTGGCTGTATAGCGCACAGGCTTACACTGGAGTTAAGTTCCACAAAGAACGTGCGCTTACTCTTGTGGAGAAAGTCGAAGCCGAGATGCTGCTGATTAAAAACGAGGTAGACCCTAAGTTACCTGCTCGAGAACTAAAGACAGCAGAGCAGGCTTTCTACAAGCAACCAAGCAAGCCATTTACGCAGGCAGGTGAGTTAAGTGCTACATTTGTTAAGTGGCTAGATAAGCACTCCGCAACTTTTACCGATGGCTACATCAACGCCTACGGTTTAAAAGTGAAGCTAGAAGCTAACGCTATCTTGCCGATTAAGCTACCAATGGAGATTGATGATAACAGCGAGTTGAAGCAGTACTTCCTAGAGAGTGGATGGAAACCTCATGAGGATTTCTGGAATGTCAAGAAAGGCCCAGACGGCAAGCCTGTACGAGATGACAAGGGTAAGTTCATTAAGACTACACCTAAGATTAATCATGCAGGCCAGCTTTGCCCTAATCTGCAGAAACTAAATGGCGAGATTCCTAGTAAGGTAGTTAAGTACCTCTCTTACCGTAATCGTTTAGGTGTAGTGAAGGGATGGCTGGATAATTGGCGTCTGCAGTTTGACGGTAGATTATCCGCTGAGATTTCAGGTTATGCACCTACGAGCCGTGTTAAGCACAAAGGAGTAGTGAACGTACCTAAAGCTGATCCAAAGGTGCTTCTTGGTAATGAAATGCGTGACCTGTTCACTGTAGAGCAAGGTATGTGGTACTGCGGAACAGATGCTGCTGCGCTTGAGAATAGAACACTCAGTTCGTACACCTATAAGTACGATGGCGGTGCTTTTGCACGTATGCAGACTGAAGGTGATCCTCACAGCTTCAATGCTTTTGCTTTCTTTCCGCACTTGCATGAGAAGTTTGATATTGCAAATCAGGAGAATAAGGAAAACCCCGAGTTTAAGTCTTGGAGAAACAAAGCTAAAACTGGAGCCTATCTATTGGCATTTGGAGGTGGAGCACCGAAGCTGGCAAGTAGTCTAGGACTGTCTGCTTCTGCAGGTAAGGCAGCTTTTGATAATTACTGGGAGAGCAACAAGGGTCTTGGATTGCTTAAAAAGTCCGTAGAGCAGTACTTTGACACAGTAGGAAAGAAGAAGTATATTCCAGCTATTGACGGACGTATTGTGTCTGTACGTGGTAAGAATGTGCTACTATCCTGCCTTGGTCAAGGGTGCGGAGCTATTGCAATGTCTTATGCAGCTTGCCTCATGGATAGTTGGCTAGGTGATATGTACATAGATGAACTAGGTAGACCCTACTACTTGCTTGACGGTAAAGTAGTTAAGCGTATTTCAATGGTGCATTAAATCGTGGTGCCCTGTGGTAGTAATACCACTTGAATAATCTTTCTAATTCGGTGAAACCCTTCAAGGGCAATACCGAGCGAAGCCTAGAAATAGGAACGTGTGGAGGTCATCCCGAGAGGGAGTAGGTTGCAAGCGCAATCGAAACGGAAGAAGTCCTGAAAAGGATTGTGATATGACCCGACACTTGGAGTAATCCAAGAGTGCTCTAGCGAAGCACATAACAGTTAAGGACGAATACAGTTGGGAAGTGGAAGATGGTGCTGAAGAAGCCATTAGAGAGATGAGCGTTAAGGCTATTGTCAAGGCTGGTGAGATTTTAAAATTGTCTTTACCACTGAACGGTGAAGGTAAGATTAGTTTTGAAGGGTCTTGGAGGGATGTGCATTGACATAGACGAGGTTCGTGATATAATCAACTTTTACAAGGAGATTTATGTCAGAATTTAAAACAATTTACTACAACGGAGAACCTACAACTTGTTCTGTATCTGCAGAGGGAGTTGTAGTTTGCTCCAGACGTGGTACACTACCTTTGGCAGACAACGGAGCAGGGTACTTAAGTGTGCATCTACTATGGGATAAGACACTTCCTGTGTACAAGTGCATAAGAAAGTACGTTCATCGTTTAGTGGCCGAATACTTTTTAAAGAACCCAGAGAACTTACCGCAGGTTAACCATAAAGATTGTGACAAGTCTAACAACAGGCTTGAGAACCTTGAGTGGGTATCTAAGGCTGATAACATTAAGCATAGTCACGAGTCAGGTAGAATGGTTAAGAGGTATGCAGTAGGCGCAGTCTCTGTACTGACTAAAGAGGAAGTTATCGAGTGCTACACCAGAGTTAAAGCAGGCGAGGGCGTCAATGTAGTTGCAGTCAGTATGGGTAAACCAAGGACAACAATAAGCAGCATCATAAATAAACGCAGTCGCCGTGACATTACGGATAGAATTGATGCTACAATATCTTCACAAACGAAAAACGAGGATTAATCATCCTCCCGCAAACACCGAGGGCTAACCACCCTCTTTACAGAAAGGATCGTATGACAGATTACACCGTAGGTGATACCATCGAAGAACTCGCAATCATCCGAGATATTCACGTAGGTATGCGCGATTGCTCTAAACCTGTGCTATACTTCACCGTTGATTTGCTCTTTGGTTCATCTCTACAGGTTATCGAAGATATTCCAGCGTTTATCCAAGAGACAGGTTGCTACAAGCTGGAAGACCTTGAAGGTAAACCTTGCATTGTCGAGCGGAGTAATCTGAACGTTCGCTATTTGCGAATCAAGAAATAAGGAGAGTTATATGCAAAATTACGAAGTAGGTGATACGGTTGAACACCTTGACTACAAAGGCGATGTTCAAGACATTGGTGTTGTTACACGAATTGAGGGTGTGAAAGAGCATACGATTGTGTGGTGTTCGTGGCAATACGACGCACGACAACAAGAACTGAGTTTTCTAGATAGTGATTTGCTGTTTCGTATCAAGACAAAACGACCATCCGGTGAAATCACTAAAGAAATGGTAGAGCAAGTGCTGCAGACCATGTTCGCTTATGCAAATTCTAACGGTTGTCAAATGATTGGTACAAACGCTAAAACTGCTGAGTTGCTTATTACTGCTACATACAACCGACTCCAAGCTGACCTGAAAGAACAACAAAAGAAGAACGATCCTGAATATCAAAAATACCTTGAATTGAAAGAAAAGTTTGAATCCTGAGTAAAATCTGTGGTACAATTCAGTTCTCCAAGCAAAACAAGCAGTTGATAGTCTGCTCAAAAACTACCGACAAACTCTTACGTTAATTTAACACATAAAGGAAATACAAATGGCAAAATATGATAGCATTGATGGTGTCTTGGTTTACGTTCAGGTTGACAAACCTGTAGACGCCTACGACAAGACTAAGCCAAAAGAATTCAAGGCTAGCATCATCGTTACAGATGAAGATTGGGTTGATGAATTTGAAGAGTGGTGCAAGCAGGAAGATGCTAAACCTTCCCTGAAGAAAATCAAGACAGTAGAGTTTGAGAAAATCTTCAAAATTCCACCTCCTGAAGGTGCTGGTAAGAACGTGTGGCAGATTACCCTGCGTAAATCAACAGAGCAAGGCCAAACAGGTCGCCCTATTCTGCCGCAGCATGAGCCAAAGGCATACGAAGTAGTCGGTGGTACTCTGAAAGATATTACGCATACCAAGCTCATCGGGAACGGCTCGGTCGGCGCTATCGGTATGGAGCAATGGCGTCGTAACAACGGTTCTCTCAGTATCTCTCTGTCCGAGGTAGTCGTTACTGACCTGATCGAATACGTCAAGGAAGAGCGCGAGAAGTGGACGTAACCGACAAGTACGCAAAGTATCTGAAGGTTGCACCTGCTGCTAAAACTGCAGCACCTACTAAGGCTGCTGCCAAGGCTAAACCGAAGGCTGTTGAGGATGACGGGGACTCTGAAGCACCTTTCTGATGTAGCGTAATATAGGATGGACTGAGAATGCACCTTAAAAGCATTCTCGCAATGCAACTATAGCTCAGTAAGATAGAGCAGTATCCTTCTAAGATACGGGTCAGTGGGGCGGAGCCACTTAGTTGCACCATAGATAGTTGCATTAGGTAAAATTCTTCTGGTAAGTACTAACAAGCGTAGCGGCGAGGGGTTGCCCGAGCGTTAAAGATCGAAGCGCTAAAGGCGAAAGCCAACGGATTAACGTCTGTTTAAAAGAGTTGTGTCTCTGCTGACCTAGTGCAACTTTCTATGGTGAGTGAACGAACTACAGTAATTCTGTGGTACAATCTACGTAACAATATGGCCTTCCGCTGCGGGGTTCTTCAGGATATGACGCTCGGTGACACCTCGGAAAGACGAGGACTATTATCAAAGCGTAGCAAGGTTTCGTTGGTATGACCGACAGCCTGCATCAATCGGCCGATAAGGTGCAACGCTGGCAGTACGAGAGTTCGATTCTCTCATGCGCTTTGATGATGGTGAATGCGCAGGCTGATGCGCAGTTAGGTTGTGAAGACTTCAGTTGAATCAAGACATCATGTTGAATGACGTGAAAATCTATCGGTAGACGGGTAGCAGCACCAACAACTTAAGGTGCAGTCGTTTAATGAATACCAGAGATCAGTACTGG